GGACTTCCTGCTGTCGGCGGAGAACGTGCCGGAGACGGTGCTGTTCTCCCGCCCCGGCGTGGAACAGGTCGGCCTTGCGTTCGACAACAACATGTCCCCCTTCGTCGCGTTCCAAGATGCGGGCGGCATCGCCTACTGGTCGTTCGACACGGGCCAGCAGCAGTTCGTCATCAGCGACTACCTACCTGCAGGGAGCCACAGCCCCCGCTGCACTCTGGACGAGAAGCGGGAGCTGCTGGACTCGTGGCGAGACATCATCCTCGCGTACCTGCGGGACGGGAACCTGTACTACCGGCAGCAGCGGGATAACTACGGGACGGAGCGGCTTCTGGAATCAGGCAATTTCATCGACCTGGTTGCGGTCGGGAAGAACCGGAAAAACTCCCTGCAGTTCCTGGTGATGGAAGGCGCATGAAAAAGGCCGGGTTCCCCCGGCCTTCTTGCTACGCATCATCGGTCCAGTAGGACATTTCCTCGTCTGCTGCTTCCTCCGGCTTGTACCACTTCGCCGGGTTTCGCCCATTCATTTCCTTCTGGTTCCGGGCGCACTCGACGGCACATGCCGCTGCAGTCCCCTCGTCCAACCCGCCCCTGTCGATCAGCCGCTGCGCGCACTCGCGCATCCATCTGTCTCGCGTCATGGTGTCCCCTCGGTGGGCGGCGCCCCATGCCGGCGGCGCCGCGGTGGTCAGAATAGGCCGTCCGGCTTCGCCGCTGCGCGGATCAGCCACATGGCGCCTTCCTGGAATTTGGTTCTCGCCAAGCCGACCATGAACTGATCGGCGTCCACGCTCTGCGCGGCATTCAGCAGCGCTTCGATGTGATCGCCGGCAGCCTTCACGTCGTTGATGAAGTTGCTGGTGGACTGGTCGAACTTTCGGTAGCCGCGGATGCTGTCCTGCATCGGGTTCTGCGGCGCGGCGGTGGTGTCGTCGTTGCTCATGGTGCATGGCCTCCTTTGGCCGTGGGTGTAGGGTGGGGCGGGCCGGTGCTGATCTCCGGCTTCTTTGAAGGGCAGCCCGACGGCCGTCTACACAACCCGGTTCCCGCACTAAGCCTTGCGGCAGCGGGGGTTAGCGTTACCCGACTTGCCAGCAGCGCGCATCAGCCTGCGCATTCCGCCCCGTAGTCAGAACGGAAGGTCGATGTCGTCGTCGAAGTCCGGCGCCTGGTCGCGTGTCGGGTTGTTGCCCCGAGCATCCTGCTCCCCATGGCGCGGCGGGTCCAGCATCTTCATCTGATCGAACACGATGTCGGTGGTGTAGCGAGTCACGCCATCCTTGTCGTCGTATTTCCCGTATCGGATGGTGCCCTGGACCGTGACCTTTGACCCCTTCCGCAGGTACTCCCCTGCGATTTCCGCCAGCTTGCCGAAGCATACGCAGCGGTGCCATTCAGTCGATTCGACCCTGTTCCCCTCGCGGTCCTTCCGCGTGGACGTGGTGGCGAGGGAGAACTTGGTGACGGCGGTGCCGCCCTGGGTGTAGCGCGTTTCCGGGTCGCCGCCGAGATTTCCGATCAGCGAGACGTGGTTTTCGATGCTCATGGTGGTTCCTACGTTTCTGCGCGGGAGATACCGTATCCCCACGCTGGTTTGAATGGGCCGCGTTCCTTCGTTTCGTGTCGGATGGCATCGGCCAGGTCGTCCGGATCGGTGGCGTGGTTGCAGACCATCACCAGTTCCTCGTGCGGGAAGTCGTCGGCTCCCCCGACCGTGACCCGGCCGCGCCAGTCGATCCCGACGCCGAACGTCTCACTCTTGCCGGCCATCTTTTCCAGGGCGTTTTCAGCCAGCCGAGTCGGCGTCTGCCGGCCGACCACGCCCACGACTTCCGACTTCACGACATGCTCCTGATCCGGTCCACCAGCGCGTCCAGTTCCCGATTGAACTGGCGCAGCGCCTGCATCAGGGTGGACTGATAGGCGAGGTCGCGGAACACGCGAAGGCGAAGCTGGGGCAGGCCGGGGCTGTAGCTTCGGTAATCGACCCACTCCCGCCCGCTGACAAGCATCTGGCCCTGGACCTGGGCGACATGCTCGCTTGGGAGCGTGCCGGCTTCCAAGCGCTCGATCTGGATGTGGGGGAGACAGGACTTCGCCTCGAACATCCCGTTTTCGCCCACAAGGGCATCCGGGCTGCACCCGATCCTGCCGCGACGCATGAACCCGACCTGCACTACGGGTTCGTCCGACGTGGCCTCGTACAGGTCGCGGATTTCCTGCTCCAGGATGTGCCCGCGCTCGGTGTGTTCGTTTCCCTGCCAGGTCGGCGTGACGACTCCGGTGATGAGTTCGGCGGCCTTGGTCGCCATCAAGCGCTTGCGTGTGACGCTGGGCTTTCCGCCTCGCCCCGACGCCATAACGGTTGCGAAGTCCGAAGCGGTCACGATGCCGCTGCGCGCTTCGTACCAAGCATCCGAGTTCTGTTCGCACTCGATTATCTGCAGTTCGTCAAGCATCGTTCGTTCCCCCGTGCGCGTCGCGCATGTGATTGGACAGGCCGTTGCGCTTCACCCGCTTCTTGCAGATGGGGCAGGCGACCTTGGTGGATGATGGGTACTCCTGCCGCCGGTCCTGCTGACACTGGCGGCTGCAGTAGCGCGGGTAGCCGGGCGCGGGTCCGGCCATGGTGACGCCGCAGCCCTCGCACAACGTCCCGTCCAGCATCATTTCGCTAATGTCGCCCATGCACTTCGTCCTCCCTTATGATTTCGACCCCGAGTTTTTCAGCGATGTACGGGACCATGTTCGTTGCCCGGACAATCATAAGTCCGAAGTCTGTGTCGTCGGGCGGGGCCATCTTGTACATATCCATGGCCAGCGTGTGCAGCTGGATGACAAGGGCTACCGCTTCGTCGTCGGTCATCGGATCGTTGATCGCAGCCTCGACAATCTCCCTTGCCCGCTCTTCCGGAGAAAGTTCGTCCGTCACGATTCCTTCTCCTGCTGCGCACGGCGGATCGATGCCAGCTGCATGTGGATGCGGTCGTAGCAGGACGCCGGAACGTCGGCCAGCGTGTCCACCTGGTAGCCCGCCTGTGACCCGACCCAGTCCATGAATTTCCCGACGTTATTCACGTAGGCTTCGATCAGGTCGTTCAGCACCTGCTGCTGTTCCTCGGACAGGTACTCCACCTCCGCGCCCTGCTTCGGACCCCGGCCATCATTGTCCAGTTCGCCGCCGGTGGCGACGCCGGTGATCGCCAGCAGGGTGTAGCGCTCCAGATAGGTCTTGGTGCTGGCGATGGCCTGGATGGTGTTCTTGCCACCGCTGTCGTCCGGCGGGCCGCCCATCTCCACCTGCTCGCTGTGGCCGTCGCGGTGCGACATGATGCAGCGAACGGTGATCCAGTCCTTCGTCTGCGACACATCCCACCGGTGCGACAGGCCATGCTTCGCCAGCATCGGCACCAGCGCGCGGGTGATGTCGTGCAGTTCGGCGTGGTCGTATGCCGTCGTCCCCTTGGTCGTCTTGAAGCTGACGTGCTTGGACTTCGTGATGGTGATGTCGCCGGCCTCGGCCTTGAACGCGGACATCGCGGCGGTGTATGCCCGGCGGGCCTGCTCGGCGTCCCATTTGATCTGCAGGTCCAGCAGACGATCAAGCTGATCGACGCTGCCGGTGGTCAGCGCCTTCTCGGCCATCCGCATGTACGGGTTCTCGGTCTGCGCCAGCGCGGTTCCGGTGTGCTGCTGCGCGGTGGGCATCGAGTCCAGAACCTCGCCTTCTACCTGTTCAACGTTCTCGTTCATGGTGTTCCCCTGGGGTTCCTGTGGGTGGTGGCTCACGACTCGCGGGCCAGGGCTGCGGTCAGCTTCCGCGCAGCGATGTGCCCGGACAGCCCGTTCTCGTCCAGAAGGGCCAGCACTTCCTCGGCTGCCTCCCGGATGGTGGCGGCTTCGATTGCCGCCTGTTCGGCCTGCAGCCTCGCCTGTTCACGTTCCTCGGCCTCCGCCTGCTCCCGTGCCGCTTTCTCCTGCTCGGCCTTCTGGGCGGCTTCACGGCGCTCCTGTTCGGCTTTTTCCTCTGCGGCCTTCTGAGCGGCGCGGGCTGCTTCCAATTCCTCGCGCTCCTTGGCCAGCTTCGCCTCGGCCTCGGCGCGCTCCCGGTCCTCGGCTTCCTGCTTCGCCTTGCGCTCGGCATCCTCGGCGGCCTGCCGGGCACGACGTTCCTCGTCCTCCTTCTCCTGCTGGGCGCGGCGGGCCTCGGCCTCGGCGGCCTCGCGCTCGGCCTGCTCCTGCCGCTGGCGTTCCAGTTCGGCGGCCTGATCGTCCAGCGCCCGGCGCTCGTCCAGCATCTTCTGCAGGGCGGCCAGCGACGCCTCGCGGGTCTGCTGCGCGGCGGGCAGGAACACTTCATCGAACCCTTCCAGCTGGTCGGCGTCCAGCTTCTCCATCGCCTGCTGGATTTCGTCGGCGGTGGCGCCCACGGCGTTCAGCGGCGCGTTCCGCAGGTTGTCCAGCCGGGACTGCATGGCAGTGATACGCTCCTGCTCCTGGCGCTGGCGTTCGGCGCGCTCGGCTTCCTTTCGTTCTTCCTCGGCTTTGATCTGCGAGTCGATCGGTTCCTCCAACGCCCGGATGGGCGCGGTGATTTCGGCGGCGCGGTCATTGATCGCGGTGGCAATCCGCTTCAACTCGCTGCCCTTGTCCTTGCGGATGCGCTCCACGTCGTAGCGCACCTGCCTGATTTCCTTCCGGGCGGCCTTGGCGTCGGCCATGCCGGCGGTGGTGGAAACGTCGTACACGACGCCGGTGTACTTCTCGCGCAGGGCGGCGATGCCTTCGGCAACCGCGTCGATTTCCTGCATCGCGTGCTGCTGCAGGGTCAGGGCGTTCTTGCTCACCTGGTCCTGCGGGTCGATTTCATGGTTCATCGTTCGATCCTTGGTGGTGGTTGCGAGCCTGCTGCTCGTAGTATCGGGCGCGGCGTTCTGCAGCGTCCGGGGTTTCGAATGGGTTTCGTCTTGCGGATTCGGCGGCTTCCAGCCACTCCCGCCTCGTCGGCTTCCGGTCTTTGAAAATATCCATCTGCGAGCGCATCACGTCATCCTGTCCCGGATCATCTGGATGATCCCCCTGGGCCGGCGCATTGCCTGCGACTGCTCGTGCCAGCGCACTACGTCGCGCGCCTGGTCGATGGGGAGCAGCGGACCCGGCGCACCGGGTTCGGTGAGGATCGACTGCGCGCGGTATCGGATCAGGGTGTCGTGAGGGAACACCGGCTCAGTCAGGCGTGACGGCCAGCGAGCAGCTACTTGTGCCATGTCGATGCCTCCTGCAGGGATTCAGCGTGGTGGAACGGAGTCCGGCCAACGGATGCTCCGAGGATAAATGCCACGATGGCAGCCAGAATCCAGCCTGCGGCGCGCGCCCGGCGGTTCATACTGCGTCCCTCCATGCCTGCACCGCTTCCCTGCAGGCGATGTCGCACTTGATCGCTTCCTCGACCATTCGCAGCTTCGCCAGCGGGCGGCGCGGGGACTTGTCGAAGGACCGCAGCCAGCCATACCCGCTGTATCGTCCGGTCGCCTGCTCCATCGTCCAGCCGGATGCCAGCTGGTGCGCCGCCTGGATGCGGGCGTGGTACAGGGCCGGTCGCTTCATGGTCGGGGGCGCGTACCGCTTGCCCGCTGCCGGGTGGTGACGGTAGGCGCTCACGATGCGTTCCTCGCTTCGTCGGCATAGCCCTGCGCGCCCAGTAGCGCCTGCATCACGTCGCTGTCGTACAGGTCATCGGTCATGTCCGGGCTGTCGAACAGCGCCTGCGCTTCCTCGTAAAACTTGTCGGCCAGCTTCTTCGCCTTCCGCGCCAGCTTCTTCTCCTGAGCGTTCATTCGGCACCGCCTTCCACCTGCAGGCCGAACGCGCGGCGCTCGCTGTCGGTGAGGTCGGACGGGGAGAGTTCCGTGACGGTCAGGCCGTCGGCCTTGCCAAAGTAGCTGGCCCGAAGTTCGGGCGCGTCCACCAGGTTGTAGATGTCGATGGCGGCGTAGGTGATTCCGTTGTCGAGGTCGTGGTGTTTTTTCATGGTTGTCTCTGGCCGTAGCTGTTTGTGGTGGCCGGGATTTTCCCGACGCCAGCGATCCTACTCCGATTTTCCCCATTGTCAACACCCTTGCGGAAATTGGAATTGCGCGATACCGTGTCGTCGCGTCACCACAAACAGGAGCAACGTGTGAGCAGGAAAAAGCTGAACCCGCATCAGGAAATGCTGGCCGCGCGCCGGCGCCGGGATGCGGAAATCGTGCGTCGGGCGTGGAAAGAAACTCAGGAGGCAATCGCCGCCGACCTGGGCATGACCCGCCAGCGCGTCGGGCAGATCATCAAGGCGGCGAAAGAACGGGAGACGGCGACCAATGAGTGACGACAGGGGCGCGGCGCGCGCTGCGCGCGATCAGGGGATCAAGCAGGCCATCGACCACGCAGACGCCAAGCTGCCGCGGTGGAGCGACCGGGCGCTGGAAGTGCTGCGAGCGTATATCCGCAGCCCGGAGGTCGGCGAGTTCACGGCTGAGGATGTCCGCGCCTACGCCGGTCGGGTGGGGCTTCCCCAGCCGCCGCATCTGCGGGCGTGGGGTGGCGTGTTCCAGCGCGCGGTGAAGGCCGGCTGGATTGAGCGCGCAGGCACCACGCAGGCGCGGGCGGCCCATGTCCATTGCGCGATCATCACGGTATGGCGGCGCGTGGGCGCGGCGGCGGCGCCGTCCAGGGAGGCGGTGCTGGAAGAACTGCTGCGGGGCGTCCTGGAAGCAATGCCGGAGATTCCGGATCGGGATTGCTCCTGCCATGTCGCGCCGCCGTGCGGCGACTGCGTGGAATGGTCCCATCTGCGTGAACTGGTCGAGTCCGCCGAGCGTGCGCTTGCCGGGAGGCAGTGATGGCGAACTGGATCAAGATGCGCGTGAACCTGTGGGATGACCCGCGGGTGGGCGCGATGGTCGAGGCCACCGACACCTGCGAGGCCGCGGTGATCGGCGGGCTGTACTGGCTCTGGACCGCGGCCGATCAGCACTCAACCGACGGCTTCATGCCAGCGATGACCCTGCGCCAGCTGGATCGGCGGTCTGGGATCGCCGGGTTCGGGCAGGCGCTGGTGGACGTGGACTGGCTGGTGGTGCTGGAAGATGGCCTGCAGATCGCCCGGTTCGAGGAACACAATGGGTCGTCGGCGAAGCGCAGGGCGTCCGAGTCCAGGCGCAAGATGTCCGCACGCAATGCGGACAAGCTGCGGACGAAAGCCGGACACGGTGCGCACCTAGAGAAAGAGATAGAGAAAGAAGAAGAAGAAGCAAAAGCAAAAACCCTTGTGCATCCGGCTGCGCCGGCCGCACGGATCACCGGCGACAAGGCGAAGCAGACAGCCGTTCGGTTCCCTGAGTTCTGGGCGGCCTACCCGGTGAAGAAGGGCAGGGCGGACGCGATGAAGAAGTGGAAGGCGAAGGGCTGCGACGCGATTGCCGACGACATCATCGCCCACGTCCGACGGATGGAAGCCGAGGACGACCAGTGGAAACGGGGGTTCATCCCCCACGGGTCCACCTACGTCAACGGCGAACTGTGGAACGATGAACCGTACCGGGAGAAGGACGCAGCCGCGGTGACGGCGCCGCCGCCGAAGGCGATGGGCGCGAAGGCCGCGCTGGTGCAGTCTGAGACGCCGCTGGAAGCGGCCGTGGGCTATATCCGGCAGCAGTACAGCCTGGGCGCCTACGGCGAGGGCGAGCACGCGCTGGCTGAGATGCAGCGTCTGATCGCTGAGGCAACTGAGAAATACAGGGGATCGAAGAATGGCGAAGCCTGAACACAACGCCCGGTATGAGCGCAAGCGCCGGGAGGCCGGGTGGGTGCGGGGTCCGCGGATCAGCGGGCAGGCATCTGAGCGGCTGCGCGAACTGGCGTTCCAGCACCGGCTGGACCCTTGCGAGGTAGTGACCCGCCTGATCCTGGGCGATCCGCTGGGCGCTGCGGACGCGGTGCCGGAGACAGCGGACGCCGATGCGGAGGCGTGGGCGCGCAGCGAGTATCAGCGCCGCAACGGCCTGAGCGACAGCGAGATGGCGGACATGGACCGGCTGGTGGCGGAACTTGGCGGCAGCTACCGGGAGATGATCCAGTGATGGGGATCGGCGATGGCCGCTAAGAAACCCTCGCGCCGCTATGTGTACATGCGCTGGCGCCGCCTGGTGGACCCGGAGACTGGCGAGGAAGTGCGCGCGCTGGTGGCGTGCAGTCAGGTGGACCGGCGCATCCTGCAGGCGCGTCGGTTCCGCGAGGACGGCCGGGTGCGAGTGGAAATCAAGAACCCGCGGCACGAAGGGTTCCACCGGCTTGTTCACCAGTTCGGGACGTTCCTGGTCATGCACGTCCCGGCCTACGCCGGGTTCATCGGCGCGAACGGCAAGCCGGATTCGCACGCGGCGGTGAAGGAGTGCCAGGCCCGCGCTCGCGCCGGGTGTGAGCGGGTGGCATACGACTTGGACATCCCCGGAATGGGGATGATGGAGGTGACGCGCATGGAGCCGCGAAGCATCAGCTTCGACGAACTCGATGAGGATGAGTTTCAGGCTATCTTCCGTCAGATGGTGGAGTACACCGCTGAAAATGATTACCCCGACCTATCTCCGGATCAGGTCGCTGACTTCGAGGGATTGATAAGTGAAAACCCATGATCGCTTCCATGATTCATACGTTCCAGTCCCTGAGTCCGGGTGCTGGCTGTGGATCAAGTCTCTTTCAGCGCGCAGATACGACTGCTTCTGGAATGGAAAGAAGAACGTGAGGGCGCATAGGTTCAGCTTTGAGATGGAAAACGGTCCCATACCTTCCGGGATGAACGTATGCCACAAGTGCGACGAGCCAACGTGCGTCAACCCCGATCACCTGTTCCTTGGAACTCAGTCTGACAACCTTATAGACGCTGTGGAGAAGGGGAGAAAGAAGTCGGGAGAAGAAAGTGATTTGTATCGCGGTGTGGTGACTGAGGATGTCGCCAGGCGGGCGCGGGAGATGCGGGCGGCGGGATTGCCTAACAGGGAGATAGCCCGTCGGCTGAATATGTCGGAGGGGTATTGCTCTGAGGTAGCGCGCGGCCTGCGTTGGGCCGATGACTTTGAATCTTTGATCGAGGAACCGACATGAACGATGAGCAGGGGATTTTGCGGCGGCTGGATCACTACGCCGACTGTATTGAGAAAGGGGTCCATGTGACCGGAACGCAGTTGAAGTCGCTGGTTAAAGACATCAGGGGGAGCGGGTTAGTTTCGTCTCAGAGTCCCCCTGCCGAGGCGCAGCCGGCGGACGGGCTGCGAGTAGTGACGCTGTCCGATGCGTGGGATTACGCGAACGGCAGATTGTCGTGGAACGATCTGGATGCCCGCGCTGTCCGCCATGAGGGTGCCGCACCCCCGAGCGCGCCCGTGGGGATGGAGGGGCTGGCAGTTGGCGTGCGCGAGCGTGAAGGCGGGCCGCTGGTGAAGCTGGCCTATGACCGCGACGAAGCGTCGGAGTGGGTAGCAAGCGCAGCGTCGGACTACCGGAACCAAAACCTGCGCGCGCCAAACTATTCCTACGTCGAACTCGTTGACCGTGCCGCCCTCGCCCAGCAGCCCGCACCTGCAGCGCCCGTGGGGGTGGAGGTCGCATCGCTGCCCGCCCTGTGGCGTCAGCGTGAGGACAACGGCGAGGAACACACCGAGTTCGACAAGGGCTATGAGCAGGCGTCCGACGAGTGCGCCGAAGCGTTGGAGCGCGCCCTCGCCGCCCAGCAGCCCGCAGCCGTGGATGGGGCGATGGTGTGGAAGCCGATCAATGTTCTTCCGGCCAGCGACGATCTGTTCTGGTTCGCGCGCGGCGACACGGTAGACGGCCCACGTCCGCCGCAGTACGGCGGATACGACGCTGAAGAGTGGGATTGGTTCGCTCCAGCCGAGGCACCGCCGTTCAGTGCCGAAATGGACGCCCTCGCCGCCCAGCAGGGAGGGCCGCAGGAATGAGCACTGACGTGAATAAAAAGATAGTGCTCGGGTACTGGAAAGATCGCGTGTCCCATCGCTTCCGGATCGGCCGCAACGCGAGCCTGCACAACGTTCGCAGCTGGACCTTGGTGGCCGGGAAGCGCTTCCTGACCTTTGAGCTCCACGGTTGGGGGCCAACGCCATGAGCACTGACATCGAGCTGCTGCCGCTGCCGGAGGGGGTGGACGTTATCTTCTCGCCTGACGGAAATGGTGCCGCGCTGGACGTGTTCACCGCCGAACAGGTGCAGGACTACGCCCACGTCAACGTAGCCCGTGCCACCGAGCCGCTGATCGCCGAGATAGAGGCGCTGAAATCAGACCTGCATGAATACCAAGATGCGGCGCTGAACGAGCACGAATACGGGCAGCGCATGTTGAACGAGAATGGGTCGCTGCGGGCCAGAATCGAGCGGCAGAAAGACTTAATTGAATCCCTGCGGGTGGACGTTGAGGCGTGGAAAGCATCGCACTCCATGCTGACCGACACATGCCACCACTTCCAATCGCTAGCCAAGCGGCGGGCGAAGGTGGTGGACATCGAGGATGACCTTGTGGAGCGGCTGCGCCTGCTAGAGCAGGACCACGAGCCGGACGGCTGGCCCGCCGTGCGCATGCGCGACATCACCGCGCTACTCGACGCCCTCGACGCCCAGCAGGGAGGTGAGTCGTGAGAACGAAGAACGCAAAGTCGATCACGAAGCGGGAGTCGGAACACATGGCAAGCGTGAAGTCCCTGCCCTGTTCCGTGTGTGACCATCCAGCACCGAGCGAGGCGCATCACATCAGCCAGGGCCAGCATTACACAACGGTCGCGCTGTGCATGGACTGCCATCGTGGGAGCGAGAACGGATGGCACGGCCGAAAGACGATGTGGCGGATTATGAAGCTGGATGAAGTCGGCGCGCTGAACATCACGATCAAGCGGCTGGTGGAGCGTGAGGTGCTTGCGTAGCGCCGCTGGTAGCGGCACAATCGGTCCGTGGCTTTCCCCCTGTGAGCCGCGCCCCGCCCCGCCTGCCATCCCCCGGCAGGCGGGGCTTTTCTTTGAGTCTCCCGTGGAACCGTGCGACGATAGAGCATCCCATGCCCGAGGGGACGGCCGTGGCCGATCATTTCGACACTTTCATCCGCCGCATCCTGTCCCATGAGGGCGGGTATTCGTCCGACCGGACTGATCCGGGGAACTGGACCGGCGGCAGGGTAGGCGCGGGAAAGCTGCTGGGAACGAAGTACGGCATCGCCGCCAACACCTACCCGCACCTGGACATCAAGAACCTGACGTGGGCGCAGGCCGCCGAAATATACCGTCGAGACTTCTGGCGTGCGTCCAGGGCTGACCGACTCCCGCCGGCGGTGGGGTTCCAGCTACTCGACGGCGCCGTGAACAGCGGCATACGGCAGGCGACCCGGTGGCTGCAGCGAGCGGTGCTGGTGGCCGACGACGGGATCATCGGGCCGGTCACGAAGCGCGCGGTGGCCGCGGCGGACCCGGCCGACATCGTGATGCGGTTCCTGGCCGAACGGCTGGACTTCCTGACCGGGCTGCGGAACTGGCCGAATCACGGGCGAGGCTGGGCGCGTCGGATCGCATCGAACCTGCGCCACGGCGCCGCGGACACCTGAGCATGGAAAGCATCATCAACGGCGGCAAGGCCGGCCCGCTGATCTTCGGGGTGCTGTCGGTGGTTGGCGCCGCCGGCGAGATGGCGTCATCCGGCGAGACGACAATCCTGAACGTGCCGGCGTCGATGCTGCTGCTGGCGGTGGCCGGGACCATGATCGGGTTCTTCCTGCTGCCGGCCCGCGACGTGGCGCGCGTGACCGACCACGGCAACCTGAGCTGGAAGCGCCGCCTGGCCTATCGGGTGCTGACCGCGCTGCCGCTGGTGGGGGTGATCATCTGCTACGCCTTTCTCGCCGCCTGGACCGTCCAAGTTGGCGTTGGCGCGGTGCATACGCTGACCCGGCTTACCATCGATGACTCGCTGATCCTGCCGTCCACGGCCATCGTCGGCGTAGGCATCCGCCCATGGCTGCCGGCGCTGCTGGTTGCCGTTGAGCGAAGGGCAAGCAACGTGATCGGGGGTGATAAATGAACGGTTGGCTGGTGGGCGCGCTGCTGGCGCTGGTGGTGGGTGGAGTCGGATGGGCAGTCGGACTTGGGAGCCTGGCGAAGATTGCCCGGTCGATGCTGGGGGCAGTGGCCGACTGGGCCGGCCGGGCGCGGGAGTGGCTGCGGACCCCAGGGAACCCATTGCGAGCGACGTGCGCGGTCCTGGCGCTGGCCTGTGTCGCGGTCGGGCTACAGTCGTGGCAACGCGGCTCCATCATCCAGCATGAGCGGGCCAAATTTGCGCTGGAACGGGCCCGGTCCACGTTCAGGATCGAAGCGCTGTCGGCCGGAGTGAGTGACCGGGACCGGACGATTGCCCGGTTCGCCGCATTGGCCGAGAACAACCGCCGGCTGCTGGAAATCGCCGCCAAGCAATCTGAGGCTGCGCTGGGTGACGCCGAGCGGGCGCGCAACGCGGCGGCTGCCAGCGAACAGAAATACCAGGAGGCATTCGAAAACCGGCCGCCTGAGTGTGAAGCTGCGCTGCAGGCCATGGCGAAAGCCTGCCCGGCGCTGTCGGACTACTGACGGGGGTTGTAATGAAATCAATGATCTGCGTCGCAATCCTGATCCTGATTGTTGGGTGCGGCCGTGATGTCCGTCCCGACCGCCCCCCGCCGGCGCCGGAAATCGTCGAGGTCGTGGTCCCGCACTACGTCCCGGTGAAGGATGAACTGCTGGCGCCGTGCCACTGGATCAGGAACGCGCCGCAGGAGGTCATCCATTCGGTCGCCCGCGGCCGGCGCAAGTGCTTGGAAGTCTACGAGGCCAACATCGAGGGCATCCGCAAGATTCGCGGCCAGCCCGTCCCACAACAGGAGTCACCATGAACGTCTCATTCCTCGCCACCATCTGTTTCGTGCTGGGGAGCCTGTGATGCTGCAGCGCATGATCCGCTGGATGGCAACGTCCCGCTGGGGGCTGTTCCGTGTGGAGGCCAAGCCGTGAGCGGTGGAAGGCCATCCATGAAGTCACCGGAACTGTGTGATCGCGTCATCCGGCTGCTGCAGGAAGGGCGGCCGTTCAGTTGGTTCAACGAACCGGAGGCGCGGGGAGCCGGCCTGCCGGCGACTGAGACGATCCGCAGGTGGCGTATCGAGGATGCAGGTTTCGATGAACTATGTGCGCGCGCGTGCGAATCCCACGCCGATGCGGACTACGACCGGATGGAGGAACTGGAGCGCCGGACGCTGCTGCCCAAGGACGACCCGGAGCACCTGGACGCCTACGCGGTGAACGTGGTGCTGGGTAACACTCGCTGGCGGATGGAGCGGCGCAGCCCGAAGCGGTACGGGTCGAAGGTTGAGGTCAGCGCGCACGTGACCCTGGAGCAGCTTGTGGCCGGCGCGAACCGGGCCGAGGGCGAGGCGGATGGCTGACGGGTCCGCATCCAGTCCGCAGGATGTCCGCAGGATGTCCGCATCCGATGCGGACACGGTGCGCCCGCTTCTGCTGCCGTGGCCGGATCGAAAGCTGCACCCGAACGCGCGGGTTCATTGGGCGCCGAAGGCGAAGGCCACGGCCGCCGCGCGCGCCGCCGCTGGGTGGGAAACCATGGCCGCCGGCTGGAACTACGTGGATTGGCCGGATGGCGACCTGTTCGTGTGGATCACGTTCTACCCGCCGGATCGCCGGCGCCGGGACACCGATGGCCTGCTGTCCTCGATGAAGGCCGCGCTGGACGGGATCGCGCAGACGATGGGGGTGGATGACCGCCGGTTCGTGCCGCGTCCGTACCTGAGCGATGAGGTCCGGCCGGGCGGGCAGGTGCGGGTCCAGGTCACGGGCGGACCCCATGAGGCGAAGGCATGACGGCCAATCTGCTCCTGGACTGCGACATGGCCCCGGAGCCGCCGCCCTGCTACAACCGCCCGCCTGCAGATCGGGTTCGGGTTCGCCACGGCATCGACAGCGAGACGGGCGAGCCGATTTCCGTGACGATTCGGGATGACTGGAGTTCGCCGGTATGCAGGACGTGGGACGGCGTGGGTATCGGCCAGCCGACGCCGGAGTTCCCCAGCGGGACGCCGTACCCCATCGCGCACGGCTTCGCGGACTGGTGCCGGTCGTGCAGGCATCGGCCGGCGCTCGCGCAAGGTGGATGCCATGAGTGACGCCAGCGGACAGATCAGGCGGTGGCGACTGGACCCGGTGGCGTTCGTGCGAGACGTTTTCGGCGTGGAGCCGGATGAGTGGCAAAAGGACGCGCTGGCGATGCTGGGCGGCGATCCGAACCCGCGGCGCAAGGTTTGCATGAAAGCCTGTACCGGCCCCGGCAAGTCGGCGGCGCTGGCGTGGATCGGCTGGCACCGGCTGCTGTGCTTCGGCCGCAAGGGTGAGCATCCGAAGGGCGCCGCGCTGTCGATCACCGCGGACAACCTGAAAGACAACCTGTGGGCGGAACTGTCGAAGTGGCAGGCCCGGTCCCCGCTGCTGCTGGCCGCCTTCACCTGGACGAAGGAGCGCATCTACGCGAAGGATCACCCGGAGACGTGGTTCCTGTCCGCCCGGTCGTTCGCTCAGAAGGCCGACGACGAGGCCATCGGTCGCGCGCTGTCCGGCCTGCACTCGCAGTTCCCGTTCATCCTGCTGGACGAGACGGGCGACATGCCCCTGGCCGTGGGTAAGGCGGCGCAGCAGATATTCACCGGCAACCCGGCCGATGCCCTGATCGCGCAGGCCGGCAACCCTACCAGTACCGGCGGGCTGCTGTACGATTCCTGCAGCGTGGCCGCGGCGACGTGGGACATCATCATTATCACCGCCGATCCGGACGATCCGAAGCGCACGCCGCGCGTGGACGCCGAACACGCGCAGGAGATGATCGACACCTACGGCCGGGACAACCCGTGGGTGATGGCGACCATCCTGGGCCTGTTCCCGCCGGGCGGATTTAACTCGCTGCTGACGCATGAGGAAGTCATGGCGGCGATGACCCGGCACGTCAGGGAGTCGGAGTACGAGGCCGCGGCGAGGGTGCTGGGCGTGGATGTGGCGCGCGAGGGCGATGATCGTTCGGTCATCTTCCCCCGGCAGGGTCTGGCCGCGTTCAAGCCGCAGGTGCTGCGGAACGCCAATACGATCTACGGCGCCGCGCAGGTGGACAAGAAGTGGACGGAGTGGGAAGCGGACGGCGTGTTCATCGACAACACCGGCGGGTTCGGTGGCGGATGGATCGACCAGCTACAGGTGCTGAACCGCCAGCCCATCGGGATTCACTTCGCCGGCAAGGCCACCGACTACCGATACGCGAACATCCGGGCGGAAATGTGGTGGAAGCTGGCCGAGTGGGTGAAGGGCGGCGGCGCGATCCCGCACATTCCGGAGATGATCGCGGAACTGACCACGCCCACGTACAGCTTCAAGGGCGACCAGCTACTGCTGGAACCGAAGGAGCAGGTGAAGAAGCGCCTGGGCCGTTCGCCGGACTTCGCGGATGCGTTGGCGCTGACCTTCGCTTATCCTGTTCAGGCGGCGCAGCGGCTCACGGATCGGTTCGGTCGGCTGAATCTGGAGGCTGCAGTGTCCAGTTCATACGGGTCCGGCCCGCCGGGCGAGCCATACAACCCGCTGGGATGACGGAGAATCGAGAATGTGCAGCAGCGCCCCGAAGGTGAACCCTGTCCCCTCGCAGCCCTACGTGGGGCCGGAGGTCATCGACGAAGCCGCCGTGCAGGAGCGTGACCGCGCCCGCCAGCGCGCCCGGTCCAGGGCCGGCAGGCAGTCCACCATCCTCGCCGGCGGCGGTGCCGTGGCGCCGACCGCGCCGGTAAAGACGGCCCTGGGGGCATGAGATGAAGATGTCGGACGCCCGCGCCAAGCTGAACAGCGATCAGCCCGAAAGCGTGAAGCTGCGCCAGCGGTGCGAGCGCCGGAGGTCCGCCATGCTGTCGCAGCGGACGCCATGGATTCCGGACTGGATGCAGGTGACGGAGTACGTGGACCCGTCCCGAGGCCGGTTCGAGAGTCCGGCCGCCAGCACGCGGACGACGAAGCGCAGCCGGTCGAAGATCATCAACAGCACCGCGACCCGGTGCGTGCGCGTGGCCGCGGCCGGCATGTCGTCGCACATGACCAGCAAGGCCCGCCCGTGGTTCCACCTGACCACGCCGGACCCGGCCATCGGCAAGCTGCAGCATGTGAAGGTGTGGCTGGATGAGGTAACCGACATCATCCGCGAGACGCTGGCGAAGTCGAATTTCTACAAGGCCATGCCGGTCATGTACACCGAGGACTTGTCCTACGGCGTGGCCGCGATGCTGTCCCTGCCGCACGACGACGAGGTGGTGCGGTTCCATCCGCTGACCATCGGCAGCTACGCGATCAGCCTGGACGCGGCCGGGAAGGTGGACAGCCTGTGGCGCTGCTACCGGCGCACCGCGCGGCAACTGGTGGAGCAGTACGGCGTGGACGATGAGGCCACGGGAGATCGAGTTCCGGACCCCGCCCGCCTGCCGGATGCCGTGGCGCGCGCGTTCAAGGAGAAGCCGGATCAGGAGTTCACGGTCGAGTCCCTGTTCGAGCCGAACCCGGACGCGGTGCCGGGGCTGGGTTCGCTGGGGGTCCAGGCTGTGTCCCTGCGTCCGTGGCGTGAGGTCACATGGCTGTCCGGCGCGAAGGACGACAAGCACGGCATCCTGAAAGTCGGCGGGCACTACGAGGCGCCGTTCGTCTGCATCCGGTTCAATCCGGTGGGCGACGACACCTATTCCACCGCGCCGGGCGTGGACACGCTGGGCGACATCAAGCAGCTTCAATACCTGGAAGGCCAGAAGCTGAAACTGATCGACCTTCTGGCCGAGCCGCCGCTGTCGGTGCCGGACACGATGCGGAACCTTGGCGCCAGCCTGTCGCCGCGCGCGCGCAACTTCCTGCCGCAGACGCAGCACGGCATCGAGGTCAAGCCGACGTACACGCCGGACCCGAACGCGCTGCAGTTCATCGTGAACGAAATCCGCGAGGTCGAGGCCCGCGTGGAGGATGCGTTCTTCTACAACCTGTTCCTGCTGCTGGACTCGCTGGGCGATCAGACGGGCCGGACTGCGTTCGAGATTGCCGAGCGCAAGGATGAAAAGGCCGCGGTGCTGGGGCCGACGCTGGAAATCGTCACCGATGAGGGGCTGGACCCGACCGTGATCCGGACCTATCGCCTGCTGGAACGGGCCGGCCGAATCCCGCCGCCGCCGATGGAACTGGAGGGGGTTCCGTTGAAGATTGAGTACACGTCGATCCTGGCGCAGGCAATGAAGGCGGCGGGCGTGGTCGGGATCGAGCGCACCGCGACGTTCGTGGCGAGCCTGGCGCAGTTCGATCCGGGCGTGCTGGACAACTTCGACGCCGACGCGGCCATTTCGGAGTACAACGACCGCACGGGCGGGCCGGCCCGGATCATCCGCGGGGAGGAAGATGTGGCCGCGATCCGGGCGCAGCGCGAGCAGCAGCAGCGGATGGAGCAGATGGCCGCGATGGCGCCGGCAATCAAGGACGGTGCGCAGGCGATCAAGACGCTGGACGAGTCGGTTCCGCAGCCCGGCAGCCTGGGTGAAGGGCTGGCGGAGCAGATGGGCAGGCCGGGGGCATGAGCGATCCATACGACATCGACGAGCGCCGCAGGCAGGAGCGCGAGGCCAAGAAGGAGCAGAAGCTGCGCTCGGACCTGTTCAAGTCCGACGTGCAGCAGGTGATGCAACTTCCGGCAATGCGGCGTATTCTGTGGGCGTTCATGGATGCAATGGGGTTCGATCAGTCGCCATTTGCCACAAACGCGATGCTGCAGTCTCACGGCATCGGGAAGCATGACGCGGCGAAGTGGTGGCTGAACGTGATCCGCGAATACTGCCCGGAGCGCGAGGCGCAGATGCGGGCGGAAGGGCGCAAGGTTCCGCCGGTTGATCCCGGCAACGAGGAAAACGACGATGAGCGTTGAGAAAGACACCGAGAACGGCGAGCAGCAATCCAATCCTGACGCCGGGACCGATGTGGCTACCGAGGCAGCGAAGCCTGACGGCGAGCAGGGCACCGATCCCGGCAAGCCGGAGGGTCAGGGCGATGGTGGCGAGGCCGGCGAGGATGCCGGCAAGGGCGAGGATGGCGAAGGCAAGGAGTCCGGCGACGGCCAGGACGACGACACCGATGCTGGCCCGCCCGAAGCGTATGCGGACTTCGAACTGCCGGAGGGGTTCACCCTCGATGGCGAGCGGAAGGAAGCTACGCTGGCGCTGTTCCGTGACCTGGGGTTGTCTCAGGGGCGGGCGCAGAAGGCCATCGACCACTTCATCAAGACGGTGGGCGAGGACGAAGCGACGCGCGCGGCGGCCTACGAGGCGGCCGTAACGCAACAGCGTGAAACCTGGGCGACGGAAGCGAAGGCCGAACTCGGTGAGAAGTACGACGCCGAACTCGGCTTTGCCAAGACCGCGGTGAACGCGCTGAACTCTCCGAAGCTGTCGGATGCGTTCAACGAGATGGGTTGGGGGAATCACCCCGAACTCATCAAGGCGTTCGCATTTTTCGGCAAGATGATGCGCGACAGCGGCTCCGAAGTCGGAGACAGCGGCGCAACAGAAGGCGCGAAGAAGCCGTGGGAAAAGATGTACGACGGCGTGCAGATGTAGCCCGACCATGACCATCACCTGACCACGAAAGGAGCAACAATCATGGCAACCCTGCCCAACGGCCAGCCGACCCTTGCGGACGCCGCGGCCCTGACCACTGACAGCGGTGCCGCGGTTGCCATCGCGGAACTGCTGCATCAGTCCAATCCGGCGTTCGATGACATCCCGATGGTGGAGGCCAACTCCACGACCGGGCACAAGGTCAGCGCGCGCCAGAAACTCCCCGAAGCGTTCCTGCGCCGGATCAATCAGGGCATCAAGCCCACGAAGTCCAGCTACGGGGCGATCCTGGAAACCGCCGGCCTGTTCAACGCGCTGGGCCAGATCGACATGAAGCTGCTGGAACTGGCCGTGGACAAGGCCCGTTTCCGCTTCACCGAGAACAAGGGGCACATCGAGTCCCTGGGGCAGAAGTTCTTCCAGTCCCTGTTCTACGGCGATCCGACCGTGACGCCCGAGGACTTCATGGGCATCGCGCCGCGCTACGACAGCATTGCCGCCAACGACCCGACCGCGGTGCAGGTCATCGACGCAGGCGGCTCCGGCGCAAACCTGACCTCGATCTACCTGGTGGGCTGGGGCGAGGGTTCCGTCACTGGCTTCTACCCGAAGGGCACGCAGGCGGGAATCAAGCACACCCCGCTGGAGAAGGCGATGCTGAGTGACGGCGAGGGCGGCCAGTACCTGGGCGTGCAGGACTGGTTCGATCTGAACGCCGGCCTGGCCGTGCAGGACTACCGCAACATCGTCCGCATCGCCAACATCGACCACTCCCTGCTGCAGGGTGGTGATCCGATCAGCGGCATCACCGCCGGCGCCAAGCTGATCGACTTGATGACCATTGCGCTCGAACAGCTCAACAACTCGGATGGCCTGAACCCGGTGTTCTACGCCCCGCGCATCATCTCGACCTACATGCGCCTGCAGATCGCCAACAAGGCCAACGTGTGGCTGTCGCAGATGGAAGTCGCCGGTCGCAAGGTGACGGGCTTCGACGGCCGGCCGGTTCGCCGCACCGACGCCATCTCTCTCAACGAAAGCCGCGTGGTCGCCTAACGGCGGCCCCGGCCCAACAGAAGGAACAAGATCATGGCAATCCTCGATCAGCACCTGCTGTTCTCGGAGAATCAGGCGGTCACTGCGGACGCCATCTCCGATGTCATCGACCGCGGCGCCGAGGCGCCCGTCACCGCGAACTTCGCGCCCGGTTTCGCTGGCCCGCTGTTCCTGGTCATCCAGACCGGAACCGCGTTCACCGGCCTGACCTCGCTCGAAGCGAGCCTGGTGTCGGACAGCACCGATGACCTGGCAACCTCGCCCACGGTCCACGTCAGCACCGGCGCGGTCCCCGTGGCGAACCTGACGGCCAACAAGGTCGTCGCGGTCCTGCCGATCCCTCCCGGTGAGTACGAGCGTTACATCGGCATCCAGTACGATGTCGATGGCACGGGCACCGCCGGCACCGTCCGCGCGTTCCTGACGCAGACGCCGGGCTACTGGCAGGCGATGGCCGCGGTGAACCCGGTCGCCCACAACGAGTGACCGCAACGGGGAGCCGGCCTTCGGGGCCGGCCCCCATGGGAGACAAGACGATGAGCAAGAACAAGGGTCCACGCAACGCGCGCACGCCGCAGGCGGATGACGTGAACTACATCCTGGCCGCGGGCGCTCCGGCGCACTACGTCAGCGGCTACGGCCGGGTGACTGCCGGCGGCGTCGTGTCGGCGGCGAAGGGCGAGCAGGTCAGCGGCTGGCTGGTGAAGGTGTCGGCCGACGAGGCCGCGAAGGCGTCGATGGACGAAAGCTATGCGGCCGAACTGGCCGTGAAGGCTGCGGACAAGGTGCCGGACAGCGCGAAGTCGCGCCGCGCGGTGCCGGTCGTGGCTGACGGCGACGGTTCGAAGGCGCTGGCCGACGCGAAGGCCGAGGCCGACCAGGCCCGCAAGGAGGCCGAGGCCGCGAAGGCTGAGGCCGCTGCGGCGCGGGCCGAACTGGCGAAGGTGAAGGAAGGCAAGTAATCCGGCGGTCCCGCTGGATGGTTGGGACGGGGCCGGCATCATGTCGGCCCCTTTTTGTAGGGGCAGCCCGTGAGTACGCAAACCGACATCTTCAACCTGGCGCTTTACAAGCTGGCGCAGTCCATCGCCATTCCCGCGCTGACGGATGAATCGAAGGCGGCGGACGTGATGAACCGCTTGTGGGAGCCGACCCGCGATCTGGTGTTGACGGAACGGGTGTAGCCGTGGGCGCTGCGGGCGCAGGCGCTGGGCGTGGTGGACGAGCCGCCGATGCCCGGCTGGCGTTACCGCTACGCCTACCCGAACGACTGCCTGACCGCCTACGCGGTGACGGACGCGAACGGGCTGGCGCAGGCCGGCAAGCTGGTGCGGTTCGCCAATGGCGACTACCTGGCGAACGTGTGGGGGTCCGGCGCGTTCGATTGGGACACGGCCTACGGCGATCAGGGCACGTCGATCCTGACCAACGTGCGCGAAGCCTACCTGGTGTTCGCCGGCAAGGTGGACGATCCCGGCCGGTTCCCGCCGCAGTTCGTGAACGCGCTGGCCTGCCGGCTGGCGGCCGAGGCGGCGCCGCCGCTGATCGGTGAAGTCGGGCTGCAGTCGAAACAGGGGCTGCTGGATGAGTACGCGCTGGCCCTGACCAACGCCGGCGCGCACGCGATGAACGAGGGCGCGTCGGACGCGGGCTATGTGACGCCGAGCCTGGCCGCGCGCGGGAACGTGGCGCTGGGGGGTCCGCGGTGAAGCACCTGCAGCCGTCCCTGTCCGGCGGGGAACTGTCGCCGGGGATGCGTGGCCGGGTCGATCTGGCGCGCTACGCGATCAGCTTGGGGAAGTGTCGCAACGTCATCACGAAGCCGACCGGCGGCGGGTTCAAGCGTCCGGGGTCGTTCATGCGCGGCCGGGTGAAGTACAGTGACCGCGCGACCCGGATCATTCCGTTCGTCTATTCGACGGACGTGAAGTACCTGATCGAGATGGGCGACGAGTATTTCCGGTTCTGGGTGGGCGGTAGCCTGCTGACGGAGCCGACGTTCGCCATCGACAACATCAGCGCGGGGGACCCTGCCATCGTCACGGCGCCGGCTCACGGGCTGGATGAGGGCGATTGGGTTGTGATCCAGGGCGCGCGCGGCATGACGCGGGTGAACGGCCGGACCTTCCGGGCGATCAGCGTCACCGGGTCCACGTTCCAACTCGAAGGGTTCAACAGCCTGGGCGACGATCCGTACCTGGGCGGCGGGGTCGCGGGGAAGGTGGTTGAGGTCGCCACGCCCTACACAGCCAGCATGGTTTACGACGTGCGGTTCACGCAGTCGGCCGACGTGCTGTTCCTCGTACATGGCGACGTGCCGCAGCAGGAACTGCGCCGGCTGGCGGCCGATCACTTCGAACTGCGGCCGTTCGACTTCAAGCGCGGGCCGTTCCATTCGTTCAACGCCGATGAGTCGCACGTGATGGCGGTGTCCGGAAACGCCGGCGTGGTCACGGTGACGACCAATGTGGACACGTTCGCCGCGGAGATGGTCGGGTCGCTGCTCTACATCGAGGAAAAGGAGCTGCAGGCGGTAAAGCCCTGGGCGTCGGGCGAGAAGAACGTTTCCGTGGGCGCGCAGCGGCGCTCCGATTCGAAGGTGTACCGCGCGGCGCAGATCGCGCCCGGCGGCGCCTACAACGTGGCCGGTGGGGTCCGGCCGGTGCATGACGTTGGCCGCGCATGGGACGGCCCCGGTGACATCAAGAGTGATGGCGTCGAGGACTATTCCGTGGGCGTGCTGTGGGAGTTCCTGCACAACACCTTCGGCATCCTGCAGATCACCGAGTTCGTGAGCGCGACGGAAGTGAAGGCGGTGGTGATCGAGCGGGTTCCGGACAGCCTGATCGGCACGGCGCCGTCTCCGGAGAATAGCTGGACGTTCAGCGGCGACGGTTCCACGGTCACGTTCAGCATCACGGGCGCGAACAGCCCGTCCTACCTGGACTACCGCGTGACGATCAACGGCGTCCCGGTCCAGTCAAATCCCAACTACGGCGGCGGCGGCGGCGTGGGTGGTGGTGGTGGTGGAAACCCGAGACCGCCTGGTGGTGGCTGGGAAGGGATACAGGTGATGTGATGCAAGGCTGGACGATCAACGCGACGACGGACGAAATCACGTTCTACCTGCCGCCGGCGTCCGGGACGGACAACATCGAGGTCCGCGAGATGCCCTCCAGTGGTGTCGGCGGGTCGGACGTGTGGGCGCTGGGCGCGTGGTCGCCGCACTACGGCTACCCGCGAGAGGTCGAGTTCTACGGGGACCGGCTGTGGTTCGCGTCGTCGCCATCGGCACCGCAGACGTTCTGGGCGTCCTGCATCGGTGACTATTCCAACTTCGGCCGGTCGTCGCCCATCGTGGACAGCGACGCGGTGACGTTCGCCATCAACGCCCGGCAGGTGAACACGGTGAAAGACCTGGTGCCGCTGGACAATCTGCTGGCGCTGACCACGGCCGGGGAGTACAAGATCACCGGCGGGTCCGACGAGGTGGTGACGCCTTCGACCATCGGCGCCAAGAATCAGGGCAATTCCGGGACCGGCGACGTGCCGGCCATGTTGATCGGTGAGTCGGCCATCTTCATCCAGAACGAGGGGCAAAAGGTCCGCGACCTGCGCTACCAGTTCGAAAAGGACGGATTCCGCGGCAACGACATCAGCGTGTGGGCCGACCATCTGTTCCTGGGCCATGAGGTCCGGAGCATGGAATACTGGAAGGCGCCGTGGCAGGTGGTGTGGTTCATCCGCGACGACGGGACGCGCGTGGGCTGTACCTACATGCCCGAGCAGGAAGTGATCGGCTGGCATCCGCACGATACCGATGGCGAATACCTGGACGCCTGCACCCTGCCGGGCACGACGGAATCGGAGTGCTACTACTTGGTGCGCCGGTTCGTGGATGGCGAGTGGGTCCAGTTCATCGAGCAGCAGGCGCCGACGCGGTACGAGGACGAGGACGATATGTTCTACGTGGACTGCGGCCTGCAGTACGACGGCCGCAACCGCAGCGCCACCACGCTGACCCTGACCACGGCGGCCGGCTGGACCGAGCAGGATGAACTGACCATCTCCGCGTCCGACCCGCTGTTCGAAGCGGGCGACGTGAACGATGGGTTCGAACTGTGGGCCGACGTGCAGGAGGTCGAGGACGGGGTGCTGACCACGCGGCGGGTGACGGTGCGCCTGGTGATCGACGCCTTCGACGACGATTCCACGGTGCGCGCGCGCAGCATCGGCACGGTGCCGCCCGAACTTCGGCAGGTGCCGCTGACGACCTGGACGTTTCAGCGGCAGACCATCGGCAACCTGTGGCACCTGGAAGGCAAGCAGGTGTCGGTGCTGGCCGATTCGGCGGTGGCCGGGCCGTTTCCGGTGGGCGGCGGCCGGATCGAGATGGGCGCCCGCGCCGGCGTGGTGAACATCGGCCTGCCGTATGCGGCGGAAATCGAGACGCTGGAACTGAACAACCCTGGCGGCGAGTCCATGCGCGACCAGCACAAGCTGGCGTACAAGGTCAGCATCCTGCTGCTGGCCTCGCGCGGGGTGTTCGCCGGCGGCGTTCGGGACAAGCTGTATCCGGTGAAGGAGCGCCGGTTCGAGGACTACGGCCAGCCGCCGTTCCTGAAAACCGGCATCGTGGACGTGGACATCCCCTCGGGATGGGGCGAGGACGCCGGCCGGGTCCGGATCGTGTCCAGCGACCCGCTGCCGCTGGAAGTGCTGTCGATCACCACGCGCGCGGTCGCGTCGAACGCTCAGGTCGGAGGGTCGAGGGGGTGAAGGCGCGCATCGTTCCGGCGACCCTGGCGCACGCTGAGGCCATCGCGGCCAACGCGCGCGAGGCTGACCGGGCGGAACTGTGGGCGGCCAGCCGCAGCGAGCCGCTGGGTGCGATGGTGCGCGGGCTGGACAGCACGCCGGAGTCGTGGACCGCGATCTACGAGGGCGAGCCGGCCTGTATGTTCGGCGCCTGGCCGTTCTCGGCGCTGGGCGGCATCGCCGCGGCGTGGATGATCGGGAGCCGGGTGCTGGACCGGCACGGCGCGCAGCGCGACCTGCTGCGGCTGTCGCGGCCGGTGGTGGAGTACATGGGCGACCAGTACCCCGCCTTGCTCTACAATTTCGTGGACGAGCGCAACACCAGCGCGATCCGATGGCTGCGCTGGCTGGGGTTCGAGTTCGCGGAGGCGATCCCGTATGGTGTGGACGGGCTGCCGTTCCTGCCGTTCTACATGAAAAAGGTGGCGTAAATGTGCGAACCGACAACCATCATGGCTGCATCCGCGGTGATCGGCCTGGTTGGAACTGGCGTTTCGGTCCACGGCCAGCGGCAGGCGGCGAAGGCCAACGCCCAGATTGCTGAGCAGAACGCCCGTCTGGCCGAGCAGGACGCGGCCACGGCGCGCGCGCTGGGGGATCGTGAGTCTCAGCAGCAGACGTGGCGGATGCGGGCGCTCGAAGGACAGCAGAGGGCGGCCATCGCAGCGCAAGGCATCGACGCGCAGATCGGAACGCCGCTGGAAATCCTTGGCGAGTCGGCCATGTTCGGGGAGGTCGATCAGCAGGCCATCCGCCTGAACGCCGCCCGCAACGCTTGGGGGTTCAATGCTCAGGCCACCAGCATCATGAATCAGTCTCGGGCCGATCAGGCGTCGTCTCGGATGAATCAGTACGGCACGATCCTGTCCGGGCTGTCGAGCGCGGCCGGAGCCTATGGTCAGGCGCAGTCTGCCGGGTTCGGAGCCGGGCGTGCGAGCAGGGGCACGGCAAGGCGGGCGGGCGCATCGCTCTATGCCGGCGGGTATCGCGGTCTTGGGTCCGTGGGGTACTGACGAATGGCGACCTTCATTCCGAGGACGCAGGGGCCGCAGATTCAGGTCCAGCAGGGTCCGCAGGTGCGCGAGACGACGCGCGTGGACTCGTCGGGTTCCGAGGCTATCGCCCGAGGGCTGGGCCAGGCGGCCAGTGTCATGTCCGACTTCGCGCAGCGCGCGCAGGAGAGGAACGATACCGCGGCGATCATGTCCGCCCGGCGGGAACTGTCGGAGTGGGAACACGCCACGTTCGACCCGGCCAACCCGGAGGGGATCAGCCGCTTCAAGGGGCTGAACGCGCTGGAAGCGAACGATGTCATCATGCCGGACCTGCAGCAGCGCGTGTCGCAGATCAGCGAGAGGCTGACGCCGCACCAGCGCCAGCAGTTCGAAGGGATCGCCCTGACCTTCCAGGACGGTATCGGGAGCCGGCTGAACGGCTACATGGACCGCGAGCATAGCGCCGCGATCAAGGCCGAGTCGGATGCGGCTGTCGGCGCGATCATGCGCGACGCGGCCACGGCCGGCATGAACGGCGACATGGCGCGACAGGAGGAACTTCTGTCGGAGTTGCTGGGCGCGAACGAGGCGCGGTTCCGCGCTGAGGGTGCCGGCGACACGGTGATTGCCGAGGCGAACCGCATGGCCGTATCCAGCGTGCGGCGGCAGACAATCGAATCGGTTGCCACGACGGACCCGTTCGCGGCGCAGGAGCTGCTGGACCAGTACCGCGACCAGCTTTCGCCCGATGACCGCGCGCGCGTGGAGTCGGTGCTGTACCCGGCAGTCGAAGATCGCGCTGCTGACGACATCGTTGATCGGCTGTTGGCCGGCGAGGCCGTACATGCAGACGCCCCGGAGTCAATCGACGCCGCGATAATCCTTCTCGAATCTGGCGGCGTTGATTCGGCGAAGAATCCGGAAAGTTCCGCGGCCGGAGCCGGTCAGTTCATCGAATCGACGTGGCTGGACATGATCCGGCGCTATCGGCCGGAACTGGCGGATGGGCGGTCGCGTGAAGAAGTCCTGGCGCTTCGCTCCGATGGCTCGCTGTCTCGGGAAATGGTGAGCGCATACCGGCGAGAGAACGCTGCGTATCTGCAGTCCGGCGGTGTGCAGGCCACGGCCGTCAATCTGTACGCGGCGCATCATTTCGGCCCGAAGGGCGGCGTAGCGTTCGGCCGCGCCAGCGACGATACGCCGATGTCGGACATACTGTCCGCGGGGCAGATGAACGCGAACCCATACTTGCGCGGCAAGACGAAGGCGCAGGTGGTCGATGGCTGGCGTCGTCGCGGCCTTCCTGTGGCGTCTAGTGCGCCGCGATCCGAGCCGCCGCAGTCGGAATCACAGGCGCTTGCGTGGGCGCGGGAGAACATTGAGAACCCGTCCACGCGCAGGCTTGTGATGGGAAAGATTCGCGAGCGGTTCGCAATCAGAGAGGCTGGCGAGCGCGAGGCGAACAAGGCATGGTCCGAGCGCGTCAACACTGCGATGCAGTACGCCGACCCGACGCAGACGCTCCCGCAGATACTGGGGGCCGACGACTACGCGAAAGCCGTGAGCGAGGGCAAGATTCCGGCGCTGGAATCCCTGCGACTGCATCGGATTCAGGGGACTTTCGTGCAGGACGATCTGCCGTTCAAGGAGGAACTGTACCGCGAGGCGGTGATCGATCCGGATGCGTTCATGCAGCGCGACTTCAACGATCCCGAGGTTCAGGTGAGGCTGTCCACGGCGAGCCTGGCGCAGTTCAAGTCGATGCAGGCCGACGCCACCAAGCCGGAGAAGCGTGACGAATGGGCCAGCGAGTCGCAGTTGCTGTCGCAGGCGTATCAGGACATCGGTATTGCGGGAACCGGCAAGAAAAACGCTGAGTCGCGCGATGAACTGCAGCGCGCTTTCTTGCGTGAGAAGCGGGCGTTCAACGAACGCAACAACGGCAGGAACCCGAACGCTTCGGAGATGCAGACCATCATCAACGGCTTGAAGCAGCCGATGGTGCGGGAATACTGGTGGCGTCCGAACAAGGAGCAGCCGCTGTACCGCGCCGGCGAGAACTTCAACGTGCCCGCCGATGAGCGGGTGCAGATCATCGAGGGGCTGCGCGCCGCCGGCATCAGCAGCCCGACAGAAGCGCAGGTGGTGGAAGCCTATCGCCGCGGCGCTGGGGATACGTTTTGAACCGATACGAGGAAATCGGCCGGGAGATGCTGGCCGACGTTGAGCGCGCGAAGGCGTCCACCATCCAGTTCGCCGCGCAGACGACGCCGGAGCAGGAGGCCGAGTCCCTGTCGCTGTCCAGGCGGACGGGGGCGCCGGCTGAGGCTGTTCGGTCGGACCTGGAAGGGGCGCGGATGGAAGCGCAGCGCCGGGAGATGGCCGCGCTGTCCCCGACGACCCAGAAGTGGCTGACGGAGAACCCGAACCGCTACGCCTTGGTGAAGGACGAACTTGGCACGCTGGACAAGCTGGGGCTGGCGATCAGCCGCACGTTCCAGTCGTCCAGGGACTTTGGCCTGTCGAGCGCGTGGCACACCTTGTCGAATCAAATGGCTGCGTGGGATGAGATGGGCCGGGATGGCGAAGCCGTGCATCGCGCCAGCCGCCAGCCTATCTATGCCGAGGAAATCGGGTCATCCCTGTTCGCGGGCTATCAGCGCGCGTTGGGACATGCAGCCCTGGTCGGGATGCCTGATTTTCGCAGCGATGAGACGCGCGCGCGCGCTGAAACCGTGGCTCAGGGGCTGGGGTTTGAGTCGGACGCGGACTATCAGGCGTCTCGCTCGGCGTCCTTCGCCGCCAATCAGGAGCGACGCGCGCAGCAGATCGAGCGCGTGAGCGAGGCGACAGACGCGCAGTTCCAGAACATCGCGGCTGCGAATGAGGCTGATTCCCTGTGGGAGGCGCTGGGGCTGGTGGCCCGAAGCCCTCGCGCCGTTGGCGTGGTGGTCGGCCAGTCGCTGGGTATGGGCGCTCCGGGGCTGGCTCTGACGGCTGCGACCGGCGGCATGGGGCGGGCGGTGACCATGACGGCCGCTGGAGGGTCGTCGGGCTGGGTGGAGTACGGCGCGTCAATCAGTGAGGCGCTGGCTGAGTCGGGCGTGGACATGACGGACCCGGCCGCCCTGGCGCGCGCGCTACGGAATCCGGAACTTATGGCCGAGGCCCGCAGCAGGGCCGCGAAGCGAGGAATCGCCATCGGTGCGTTCGATGCCGCGACGGCGGGGCTGGCCGGCCAGCTCCTTATCAATGCGCGGCGCGGCGCCGTGTCGGCGGCATCGCGCACGGCAGGTGAGGTGGGTATTCAGGCGGCCGGCGGCTCGCTGGGCGAACTGACGGCCGGCTTGGTGGCAGGGGATGGGGTCAACTACGGCGAAATCATCCTGGAAGGCATCGCGGAGGTTCCGTTCGGCGCCGTGGAGGCGTGGGCGAATTACGTGTCGGCGCGCGAGCGCGGTCAGGTTCGGTGGATCAACGAGCAGCTAGACATCGTGCGCCGTTCCGGCGAGGGGTCCGATGCTCTGTCGGCGGCGACCATCGCGGCCGGCAATGCGAATCTGGCGCGGCGCAGCCCGGAGGAAGCGCAGGCGTTCGCAGCCGCATCCGGCGCTGAGGGCGGGGTGTACCTGGATGCCGATGCTGCGCGGGTGCTGTTCCAGGACAACTGGCAGACGCTGGTGAACGTGGTGGGCGGCGACACGATCCTGACCGAGCAGTTGGCATCGGGCGACGTGGTGATCCCTGCCGATCAGTATTTTGGGGTCGTGGCCGGCCTGCCGAACGCGCAGGAGATTGCCCGCAACGCCCGGACGCAGGCCGATGCCCTGTCTGCGGTGGAGCTGGAGAAGTTCGACATCGACGGGCTGGCAGATGCGATGGCTGGCGATGCCGACGCCGCTGCGCGCGCGGAGCCTGGCGCGGAGCCTAGCTCGCGGCGGCGGATTCAGGACGACGTGTACGGCCAGCTTCTTTCCACCAACCGTTATTCTTCGGCGGCGGCTGAGTCGCAGGCCAAGCTGTTCGCCGCCGGCATCACGCGGCTGGCCGATATGTGGGGCACCGACCCGTGGACGCTGTACGAGCGCCGCATGGCCGGCATCAGGGCCGCCCCGGCGCCGGGGCAGGCCGACCCGCGCTCTACGCCGCCGTGGGCCGGCACGGGCCGCCTGGACGCGCTGCTAGACACCCTGCGGAGCGATGACCCTGATCCGGCCCCGATCTACGGGCCGAGCATTGCCGACTTCGTGGTTTCCCGTGGTGGCGTGACCGACGTGGGCGGCGATCTTCGCAGCATGGACGCCAACCGACAGCGCATCGGCATCATCAACAAGCACGGCGAGGACCTGGACAGCGCGCGCGAGGCGGCGGCCGAGGCCGGATACCTGCCGATGGATTCGACCGTTGCGGACCTGCTGGAACTTATCGACCGCGACCTTCGCGGTGATCGGGTGTATTCGCCGGAATTCGCTGATCGTGCGCGCGTCCAGTTTGAGGAAGAACGGAAGGACCTGGTACAGGCGCTGGAAGAAGCGGAGGCGCTTCGGGACGTGCCGTGGTCGGAAGTCATGGCGATGTCGAATCAGCAGATCGCTGAGGCGCTGTTCGGTCGCAGCTTCGAGCAGACGCGCCCTGGATCGTTCAACAACCCGCTCCCGATCACTGAGATGGAGTCGGCGCCGGTGGGGGCGTGGGTGGCCGGTCCCGACCTGCCGGGCATCGACACGCGCCGCCAGATTCAGGATGTGCCGCTGGACCGGATCGACGCCACCGAGTTCGACAGCGCGGGCGAGCTGGCACCCGAGAAGCGCGCCGATGCCGCGCGCTATGCCGAGGCCATGCGAGCGGGCGAGCAGTTCCCGAACGGGCGCGGCTCAGAACTTCCGAATGGGATGGTGAAGCTGCAGGACGGCCATCGCCGGTACGCCGCTGCGCGCGCCACGGGCGCCGAGACGATGCGCCTGGCCGTGTCACCGCTGTCTCTGGGTCAGGCTGCGAACTTCGATCAGGACGCCGCCACCGACTTCGACCCTTCCGGCTACCGTCCCGAGGTTGTGTCCTGGGCGCAGGAAACCTACGGCGACGCCATCGCGCCGAACGGCCGGCCGGTGTGGCAGAACTTCACCGCCTGGTTCGGGGACTCGCAGGTTGTGGATGACGAGGGCCGTCCGGTGGTGGCATACCACGGCACCGGGACGGCCTTTACTCAGTTCGACACTGACAGCGGAACCGGCGGATCGGTAGGCGCCTATTTCAGCGAAGAACGTTCCGTTTCGTCTAGCTATGCCATGCGTCGGGGCGGGCAGGTTTTGCCGGTGTACCTGCGGATGGAAAATCCGCTGGTTCTTCCAAGCGCCGAGTTCCCTGACATCCGCAGCGGTCATGTAACTGCTGACGATCGCGCGCAGCTGCAGGCCGCCGGATATGACGGAATCATTGGGCGTCAGTTCGGGTGGCGCGAGTTCGTGGCCTTCGACCCTGAGCAGATCAAGTCCGCAACCGCCAACCGCGGCAACTTCGGCGCCGACCAGCCCGGCATCATGGATCAGTCGGCCTTCCACGGCACGCCGCATGACGTTGACCGTTTCAGCCTGCAGCGCATCGGCACCGGCGAGGGCAATCAGGCGTTCGGCTGGGGGCTGTACTTTGCCAGCAAGAGGGAGGTGGCGGACTTCTACCGGAGGAACCTGGCCGGCATCGCCCGGAACATTCCGGCGACGATGGCGGATGATGCACTGAGGGCGGCGGGAGGCGACCGGGGACGGGCTATCGCGTCTATGGTTCGTCGTCGAGGCTCCCTGCCGGAAGCCGCGCGGGGGAACGTGCAGGCGGCAATCGACTGGTTGCGCCGCGGCCAGGATCACGGCCGCCTGTATCAGGTGGACATTCCCGAGGACAGCGACCTGCTGGACTACGACGCGCCACTGGCAGAGCAGCCGGAGGCGGTGCAGCGCGCGTTGGCCGCGATGGACCCGGACCAGTTCGACCCGGAGGGCGACGACTACGACGCAGCGGAGCGTGGCGGAATGGCCTACACGCGCCTGGCGCAGTCGCTGGGCAGTGAGAAGGCGGCATCCGAGGCGTTGCTGGCGGCAGGAATCCCCGGCCTTCGATACTTGGACGGTGGATCGCGCGCACCCGATCTGACTTCGGTCAAGGCGCTGCGCGCCCTGGAAAATGCCGATGGCGATATTGAGGCTGCCGCCGATTCCATGATGTCTGGAATATACGGGCTGTCGGATCGTGAAAGGGCGGCTCAGCGAAAGGCGTTCATCCGGACGTTGGAAGATGTGAGCAATCGGCACAACTACGTCATCTGGGACGAGTCCGCCGTCAGCGAGCCGGTTCGTCTGTTCCAAGACGCGGCCAATGTTGATGCACCGGTGTTCTATTCGGCCATGCTGCGAGCGGTCGAGGAAGGGCGCGGCGCTCCCCGGCGGGCGGATGCAGGTGCATGGAAGGGATGGCTGGATGGCGCGCAGCGGCGCGGCGAGATGCGGAAGGGGGAGCGCGATTGGCGGGGCATCGACGCATGGCTTGATGAGCAGGATGGTCTGGTGACGCGCGAGGCGCTGGCGGACTTCATCCGCGCCAATCAGGTGCAGATTGAGGAAGTGGTGCTGGGCGCTGGAAACGCTGAGGTCGTCGCTGCGTTCCAGGAGCGCGGGTATCGGATTGAGTATGGCCCCGACCAGGCCGACTTCATCGACCCGGATGGGGAGTATGTGGGGTACGACGATCTTCCGGGCGACCTGCAGCGCGCGGTGGACAACGCATCCGGCGAACAGGGGATTGCGAAGTTCGGGGACTACACGGTTCCAGGCGGTCAGAACTACCGCGAGCTGCTGCTGACGATGCCGAATGACGCTTCGCGACTTCGCGCCGAAGGCGACCGGATCGGCCGCGTCGCCGACCCCACCCCGGAGGAAGTGGAGACGTTCCGCCGCGCAAACCGTGCGGGCGCCGATGAATACCGGTCGTCGCACTTCGATCAGCCGAACATCCTGACCCATGTCCGCTTCAATGAGCGGGTGGACTCCGATGGGAACAAGGTTCTGTTCATCGAGGAAATCCAGTCCGACTGGCATCAGGCCGGGCGCGAGCAGGGCTATTCCCGACCCGACACTCCCGACGCCGAGGTGATGCGGCTCCTGGATGCGGAGGGTTATTCGGCGCGCAACAATGGTTCGAATTGGGTCATCACCGCGAAGAACGGTGGCCCGGTGCCGAACAAACTCGCCGGCGGGACCGCTGACAGTCAGTTTGCCGCCAACTTGGCGCAAGTGGCGCAGATGGTGCTTGGTCGAACCGATCTCCGCGCGAAACTCGGCGCGACGCCAGATGCCCCATTCAAGGCCACCGACGAGTGGGCCATGCTCGCCTTCAAGCGCATGGCGCGGTGGGCGGTGGACAACGGGTTCGACCGGATCGCGTGGACGCCGGGCGATGTGCAGGCCGAGCGGTATGACATGAGCCGGCAGATCAACAGCATCTCGGTGCCGACCGTATCGGAGGATGGGTCGCGGGCGGTAAGCATGGAAACCGCTGACAGCACTTCATTCAATATGATGGTGGACGCGAACGGTGTTGTGGATGGGTATGGGGCCGCGCGCCAGTTTAGCGGACGCAACCTGAGCGAAGTAATCGGAAAGGAGCTGGCCGAGAAGGTCATGGGAGAGGCCGAGGGCGGGGTTCTGTCCGGGGACGGCTTGAAAGTCGGCGGCGAAGGTATGCGAGCCTTCTACGACAGCATCCTGCCGAAGGCCGTGAACAAGTGGGCGAAGCGGATGGGTGGGCGAGTTGGTCGCGCCGCCGTTCCGGCCGGCCCCGCTGATCACTTGTCCCTTGCGTACTTTCAGGAGTGGATGCAGCGCAATCATCCGGACGTGGCGCAGCCGACAATCGCGGATGAATGGTCGCAGGGCGAGGACAGCCCGCTGGTGAGCGAATTCTTGGCGGACAGTCGCTTGATTGAATCGCACTCGCTGGATGTCACCGACGCCATGCGCGATGCGGTGTCGCAGGGCATGACCCTGTTTCAGTCGCAGCTTGGCGACCGGCTGGTGGCGGTCCACAACCTGTCCGCTGAGAACCTGCTGTTCTCCGACAACCTGGGCGGACTGCCGGCGCCGAGCATCGGCATCACGAAGGCGGCCAGCCCGTTCCGCGGGTTCGGGTCGATCAGCCTGATCGGCGGGCGCGCCCTGGCTGAGCCGGGAACGACGAACCCAGTGTTCAGCGCCGACGCATACACGCAGCGGTTCCCTGAAATCCTGTGGCCGAAGGTGCGGGTGAAGAAAGCCGACGCCTTTATCGACAGCATCGACCCGGAAGGATGGAATTGGGAAGGCCGTGAGTATCTGACCCGAAACCCAAGCCGCGAGCGGGCCATTGAGTCAGCCGTTCGGTCTGCTCAATTCATGCGCGGGTGGCTGCGTTCTCAGGGCGAGACGCCGGCTGCAGATGTCACGAAGGCGGCGAAGCCGCGTCAGGAGTGGATGGACGACGCCGAACTGCTGGCGGTGGTGGATGAGGTCCGCGATGAGGTGTACGCGCGCGACCTTCCGCCCGATGACCCGCGAGCAATCCGGATGGGGGAGGCGGCGCGCGCCGCTATTGAGCGGTACGTCGAGGGGCAAGGTCGTGATGCGGAGATGAGCCGCGTCCTGCTCGATGCGTTCATGGATCGGACGTTCGATGAGTCCGGCGCATTGACCTACGCAATGCAGGACGGAGTGATTACCTACGCTGAGCAGCGAAGCAGGCCGCCCAGGGTCGATCCCTACCTGACCCGTCAGGCGCTGTCTGAGCAGATTGGTGAGCGGCAGACTGATTTTGAAGCGTGGGTAACGGAGCAGATCAGCGGCGTGTTCGATGAGCCGCAGATCATGCTGGGCCGCAAGAAGGTGCCGATGACGCTGGAAAACGTGGTCGAGGCCATGACCAGGCAGGGCGCCGTCGCCGGTCGTGAGCAGACCATGACGTTCGGGCCTGGTCAGGTGGTGGCGAGGAACGCCAAGCGGTATCGGACCATCGAGGAAATCCAGGCAGATCGTGACCGCGTGGTGCCGCCGGAGCAGCGCACCGAAGCGAAGGACGCGCTGGAAAAGACGCTGGAATCGTTCCGCGATGAGGCGATCAAGTATTTCACCGGCACGAACTACCGCGGCGAAATCGACACATGGGAAGCCCTGGACATGTCGATGAAGTCGCTGGCCGACGCATCGAAGAAGGCGGCGACCGCGAAGAATGTGGCCGCGGCGCTTCGCAGAAATGGGTTCGATGGGGCTCCGGATGAGGTTGCCCAGGCCGGTGCTGACGCGCTGGTGGAAATCCGGCAGGCGGTTGCCAGCTACTTTGAGGCGAAGCCGCAGCGCGCGGTTTCTCTGTCTGAGTTCCCCGGCGCGGTGATCCCTGCGGACGCCAGCCAGGAGGTTCGGGATACTCTGGACAGGCATGGCATCCGCTGGATGGAGTACGGCGAGGAACTTGGCCTGACGCAGGAGCAGGCGGTGTCGCAGTTGTCAGCCGAACTGGACGGCGGCACTGGGGACATCCTGTTCCAGCCGGAAGGCGCGGAGCCGGCGCAGGCGCCGCGAGGGCAGATCGAGATTTTCCCCGACCGGCGCATGGCGATCAGCTTGTTCGAAGGTGCGGATCGCTCCACGTTCCTGCATGAGACGGGGCACTTCTTCCTGGAAGTGCTGCGCGACATCGCGGCGGACCCGAACGCGCCGGATCAGGCGCGGCAGGAGATGGCGGTCCTGCTGGACTGGTTCGGGATTGAGTCGGTGGATCAGATCGGCCGGGAGCACCATGAGCAGTTCGCGCGCGGGTTCGAGAAGTACCTGGCCGAGGGCAGGGCGCCTTCGCCGGAACTGCAGTCGGCGTTCAGCGCGTTCAAGGCATGGCTGCTGTCCATCTACCGCAACCTGCTGAATCTCAACGTGAACCTGACCGATGACGTGCGCGGGGTGATGGATCGCCTGCTGGCGTCAGACGCTGAGATTGAGGCCGCGCATATCAGGCAGGGCATGGAGCCAATGTCCTTCGGAGAGGGCGTTCTGGAAGAAGCCCAGATTCGACAGTACGCCGAGCAGTTGGAGCAGGCGACCGAGCGGGAGCGGGCGGCCTTGGGCGCGCGCCTAATTGCGGCGCATGACCGCGCGGCGCGGCGCTGGTACAAGGAACAGAAGGCCGAGGTCCGCAAGGAGGTCGAGGCCGAATACGCCGCCATGCCGGTGTATCGGGCGGCTCGTGTGCTGGCCGGCGCGAAGAAGTACGCCGATGGCACAGACATCCCGGCCGAACTGCAGGGGATCAAGCTGAGCAAGGAGGCGCTGGCCTCCGTCTATGGCGAGCCGTACCTGCGGCGTCTGCGCGGCTTGTACAGGGTGAAGGGCGGGATCGACCAAGACCTGGCCGCGATGAAGCTGGGGTTTGAGACAGGCGACGCGCTGGTGAACGCCCTGGCGAACCGCGAGGACATGGACGCGCGGGTGCAGGCCGAGACGGACGAGCGGATGCGCGAGCGCCACGGCGATCCCATGACGGACGGCACGCTGGCCGAGCGGGCGATGGATGCCGTGCATGACGATCACCGGATGCGGGTGCTGGCGTGGGAGATGTCGGTGCTGGAAGCCCTGGCAGCGGACCCGGCCGCCGTGGTGGATCAGCCCCGGCCGACGCGCGAGCGCCAGTCGGCGGAAGGCGAACAAGCGCCCGCAGCGGCGCAGGAGGGGCAGCAGGCGCCGCAGCGCAGGCAGATCAGTCCCGAGACGCGCGAGCGCATCCGGCAGGCTCAGGCGAGGCGCACGGCGGCAACTCGGGCGCTGGCTGAGGCGGCTCGTCGGGCCATCGGAAAGAAAGCCCTGCGGGACATCCGCCCGCACGACTACCTGGCAGCGGAGCGGAAGGCCGCGCGCAAGGCTACGGCAGCGGCGGAAGCCGGAAATTATGTGGAGGGGCTGCAGGCCAAGCGGCAGCAGGCGTTCAACGCCGCCATGTACCGCGAGGCGATGCGGGTGCAGAAGCGGGCCGATTCGAACGTGCGGTTCCTTCGGAAGGCGGCGAGCGATCAGACCCGCCGCCGGGTCGGTAAGGAGGCCGGCAAGTTCTACGTGGACGCGCTGGATGCGATTTTCGACGGGATCGAGGTTCGCGGGGTCAGCCGGCCGGAGGTCGCCCGGCGCGCGGCGCTGCGCGAGTGGGTGGCGCGGATGCAGGACGAGGGGAACAGCACGGCGGTTCCGGAGATGCTGCTGGCGCGGGTTGAGTCGGAGAACGTGACCAACCTGGCCGACATGACCGTGGCCGACGTGGAGGGGCTGCGCGAGGCCGTGGAGAACATCCTGCACCTGGCGCGGACGAAGAACCGCCTGCAGACCCTGCAGGGCAAGCGCGAGTGGGAGGAAGTGAAGGCTGAGATGGTCGCGCGCCTGGAAGAACAGCGCGACCGGCATGGCCGCTATGGGATCAGTGATGCTGATCGTGCGATGTTCGACCGGATCAAGGACTTGTACGCCGCCGGCTCCAATTGGGTGCTGCAGCCCGAGACGATGGTGGAGTGGCTGGACGGCGGCGACAATGGGCCGTTCCACGATCTGCTGTGGGATATGGCTCAGGCCGCGGAGCGCAAGCGCGAGGCTCTGAACCGGCAGGTGGGCAACGCCCTGCAGGAGGCGATGGCGGAACTTCCGGCTGCTGACCGCAAGGCGCTGGACCGCCGGTTCGATATTGAATCCCTGGGCGGCGCGGTGTCGGGACACTCGATCCTGTCGGCTCTGCTCAACATGGGCAACGAAGGAAACCGAGACAAGCTGCTGCGCGGCGGGCGCGTGGTGGGCGATGAGATTGTGCCGTTCACTGAGCAGCAGATAGCGGAAATGTTCTCCAGGCTGACCCGACCCCAGGCCGAGGCGGTCCAGAAGATATGGGACGCCATCGACCAGTTATGGCCGGAGATTGTGGCGCTGGAAGAATCCATGAACGGCATCGCTCCGGAGAAGGTCGAGGCCAGCCAGTTCACGGTGATGACCCGCGACGGGCCGGTGAGCCTGCGCGGCGGGTACTACCCCGTGATGTACGACCCGAAGGGCGCTCGCGTCGGGCAGTTCAGCGAGGACGAGCAGGCGAAGCGGGTTCTGTCGGGCCAGACGCCGATCAGGGCCAGCACGTCGAAGGGCCACGTCGAGAAGCGGACCGACTTCGCGGCGCCGCTGCTGCTTGATTACCATTCCGTCATCACACGGCATCTGGACGGCGTGATCGGTGACATCTCCTACCGGCAGTTCCTGCGTCAGGTTTACAAGGTTCTGGGCGACCCGGACATCCGCCGCATGATCGACAACCGGATCGGTCCGGGCGCGGCCACCGGGCTGCGGCAGTCGTTCGAGCGCGGCGCGGTGGGTCACTTCTCTCTGGCCGGCCCGCTGCTTGGTCCGTTCCAGAAGGTCGCTGACGCCGGCATGACCAACCTGAGCAGCGCGGCGCTGGGGCTGCGTATCCCGCTGGCGATGGCGAACGTGGTGGCTGTGCCCATCCAGGCGACGGCTCGGGTCAAGGCCCGGAACGTGATTCGTGGGCTGCTCGACTACTACCTGTCCGGCGGACCCAACATCATCGGCAATATGCGCCGGAACGCGGAGATGGTTCAGCGGCTGTCCCCGTTGATGCTGCGCCGGTCGGAGGCCCGGTCGGTGGAGCTGTCATCCATCATCGCCAACCTGCGAGGCAAGCGAGGGTTCCGGGCCAAGATGATCGAGATGGCGATGGCGATGCACCAGTGGACCGTCCCGCTGGCTGAGAACGCTGTCTGGATGGGCGCGTATCAGCAGGCGCAGTCCGGAGGGGCCAACATTCAGGAGGCGGCGGCGGCGGCTGACAAGGCCATCCGGCAGACACAGACCAAGACGAGCGCGGCGGAACTGTCACGAGGCGAGGGCGGGCCGATGCGGATGTTCATGCAGTTCGCCGGGCCGCTTGTCGTCATGAACAACCGGATGCAGGAGGCGGGCCTGCGCGGCCTGCGCGGCGATGTGAAGTCGTGGCCGCAGGCGCTGGGCGTGTGGTTCTCGGTGGCGATGGGCGCGGCCTGGTCGTTTGAGTTGATGATGGGTCGCGGGCCGGAAGGGGATGACGGAGAAGATGCGGACATCGGGGACTGGATTGCGTGGGCGGCATTGAAGCTGGGGCTTCTGCCGTTCGCCGCCTTCCCGCTGATTCGCGACGTGGCCGGTTTTGCCGACAGCGGGTTCTCGCGCGGCACGCCGCTGGTCGAGGCTGGGATCAGCCTGTACGAGGCGACCATCGGGACCGCGGAGGAACTGTTCTCCGAGGACGAAGTGAACGTGGAGAAGATCATCAAGTCGCAGGTTCGGGCCAGCGGCGCCGCCTTCGGCGTCCCGTCGAATCAGCTACTCCGCACCGGCGACTACTTGATGTCCGTGGGCACCGGCGAGCATGAACTTGGGAACCCGGCCGCGGAAGCATACTATTTGGTGCAGGGCGCACCGGACGAAGAATGAGGACTGAGCCATGACTGTTGCTGCAGACAGCCGCCGCCGGGAGTACCAGGGCAACGGCGTCACCACGATATTCAACGGCCCGATGGCGTTCCAGCGGTCGCACGTCCAGGCGTTCCTGCTGAACGATCAGGGGCTGGTGCTGGTGCCGCCGGCGGACTACGACGTGGAGCGGCTGGGGCAGGAAGCCGGCACGCGGGTCATCATGCACGCCGCGCCGGTGGTGGACACCACGCTGATCCTGCTGCGGACCATGCCGTACACGCAGGAAGTGGACGTGACCAATCAGGGCGCGTTCCACGCGGAGACGATCGAGAAGGGCTACGACGCCCTGGCGATGCAAATCCAGCAGCTGGACGACTCGACCCTGCAGCTGATCTTCGACGGAGGCGAGTTCGTATGGGACGCGCGCGGGCACCGGATCATCCGCGTGGGCGATGCGCGCGACCCGATGGACGCGGTGAACCTGCGGTCGCTGCTGCTGCTGGTGGAGCAAATCATCGGCGGCGGCGGGTCGGTCGGCGTGAACCCCAAGACGTTCCAGTTCACCGGCGACGGCGAGCAGGTGCAGTTCTGGATGGAAGGCGCGGACATCGACTCGCCGGAGTTCTACGACACCTACATTGAGACGGCTCCGGGGAACCGCGAGTTCATCGGCCAGGAGCCGGTGGTGGACTACGTTGTGGAGTTGGACATCGGCGGCGGGGGCGCCTGGATCACCTTCTCCACGCCGCCCGGCGACGGGGTGCAGGGATTCGCGGTGCTGCGCGGATACGCCCGCCCCTATATCGGGCCGCCGCCGATGTCGTGGGTGGACGCTCGGACGCGGATCAAGGTGATCGAGGACGGCCACCAGCCGGACATCGACGACGAGTTCGCCACGCTGATCTACCAGCACAACATGGTGCCCGGAGAGGTGGTGATCCAGCCCACGCCACCGGGCGCGGTACACTCGAAGCTGTACACCGGCAGCTATTTCAGCATCCAGCAGGAGGGGGTGGCGAACGTGTCTGTGGTGGCGGGCGAAGGGGTCACGATCCAGCAGGCGGCCGACTGCCTGCCGCGCACGCGCGTCCAGGGGTCGCTGATTACCTGCACCTGCATCGACGGCGACCTGAACCGCTGGGCCGTCTCCGGCGACATGGCGATGGCGTAGCGCGATGGCCCGTCATATCCGACTGCATGGAAGGCCGATGTGGGCGGTGGGGAGCAGCCCGCCGCCGCTGCAGCTGGTCGGCTCCCTGCCGAACTACGACGTGGGCCAAGCCTATGAGGGCCGGCTGGACATCCTGAACAACATCGGCCCCTGCGGGGTCGAAATCGTGTGGGAGGAATCGTTCCTGCCGGCCGGCTCCGCGGCTGTCGTGGACATGGACAACCTGCAGGTTGTCGTGACCTGGCCGGCGTTCACGCCGCCGGAGGAAGTCAAGACGACCATCGTGAACGGCGACTTCCAGACCGGCACGCTGGAAGGGTGGCATGACCTGCGCGGCAGCTACCGGGTCAAGAAGTACGAGGACGACGATACGACGGTCGGCCCCGGCCCGCGGCCTCGACCGCCGGGCAACATGGCCGCGTGGATGGAAGGGTTCGGGCGCGGCGATCACATACTGGAAAGCGATCGGTATCCGGTGCAGCAGGGCCAGTCCATCATGGCGCGCTCGCTGTGGGATCAGGGGCCATCGAACAAGGACAACAACAACCTGTTCACCGGCCTGGGCCTGTACCGCGGCGGCGCGTTCGTGGACATGGTGCTGGGCGACCGCATCCACGACCGGACCAACAAGACGCGGCATTGGAGTACGGTCAATCACACGATCACCGGCGGGGTCGATGAGATAACGGTTCGCCTGATCGCTCACCGGAGAAACGGCCGCAACCGCCCGATCATCGTGGACAACGTGGAAACTTCGGGGCTGACCTACTCGGTCGGCCAGGACAGTCCCGACGCCTTCTATTACCTGACGCTGCGCCTGTGGGACAGCGCCGGCCGGGTGGCGTACTGGTCCGGGGTGATTGTTTCCACGGCGATGATCCTGCTGACCACGCCACCCTACCCCATCGTCGCCGTTGACTCCTTCGCCTCCACCGGCGGCGTCAGCTCTCTCGGCACGCTCGGCGCGAACCTCGATGAAATAGTGTCCTCGGGCCGCGTGGTCTCGCTGTCTCTGGAAGTCACGCAGGCTGATCACGAATACGACCACGCACCGGACGACACCGATTCGCTGGTATCCACTGGTTCCGTGATCGCTCTGGAACTGGAAGCCACGATCATCTACACGGAGTACGACCACGACCCCGAGGACTCCCTAGACGACCATCTCGTATCCACTGGTGAGGTTCTTGCTATTGACATGGAAGTGACTACGAACTACGTCACCTATGACCACAATCCCGAGGACTCCATAGACGATCACCTCGTCTCCACCGGCATCGTTACAGGAATAGAAATGCAATGATTACTTTGAAGCAGAACAGCCGCATGCGCGGCCTTTTCATGATCGAGCGCGAGCAGCACAACCCGGACGGGTCCCCGATCCCCGGCACGAAGGAGGTGGTAGCTCCGTGGCAGGACAACCTGCTAACAGACTCTGGCCTGGATAATCTCGCTGGGCAGCAGTGGATGCGGCGGTGCTACATCGGGTCTGGCTCGTCGCCCCCCGCTCCCCAAGACACCGCTCTGGCCGCCCCTTTGGGTAGCGCCACTTCCTCCATAGTCGCCGGGCCGCGCACGGATGACTACTCATCCGTTGTGGGAACCTACTCGTTCCCGCCGGGCAGCGCCACTGGGATTATCTCCGAGATTGGGGTAGGTCCCAACTCTGGGAGCATCACTACACGGGCTCTTGTGAGGGACGAGACCGGGTCCCCCACTACCATCACCAAGGGACCCATTGACTCTCTGACTGTTACTTATCAGATTCGCGAGTACCCAGATCAGGGGGACACTAATTCGGTTGTGGTAAACCCACACACCGCCCAAGAGTACAGCGTGGTGAGCCGGACTATTGGAGGTACTGCCGGGGATCGGCTGCAGAGGTGGAACAACTACGGGGCCATTACGCCGCCAGGTCAGGGCCACCCCTTCTCGGCGACCGGCACCCCGCTGGTGGCGTGGGATAGCACTTCCTACGTTTCGGGCAGCAGTACAACCACGGGTCAAATCCCTGCTTACCAGTCCGGCTCCCACTACCTCGACCTTGCCCTCCAGTGGAGAGAGTCGCTGGGGAATGTTGCAGGCGGCATCGTCCGGATAGGAAGCTCAGTGCCCACCCAAGCCTTCCGGATTCAGGCCCAATTCGACCCACCCATCGACAAGGACAACACCAAGACCTTGCAGATCACCCTGCGGAAGTCTTGGGGCAGGTACGTCCCGTGATCCCGGAGGAACGCCTCGGGGACATCGACCGCAGCGCGCAGTTCGCGGGGCAGACAAGAACCCCTACTGACCTGCTCGTGGACTACGAGCAGGGCGGGGTCGCGCTTCAGGACGCCTCGCAAGGGTTACGGGTGCAGATGTGGACCCTGCGCTACGAGGACGGGGACTTCCTGCTGTCGGCGGAGAACGTGCCGGAGACGGTGCTGTTCTCCCGCCCCGGCGTGGAACAGGTCGGCCTTGCGTTCGACAACAACATGTCCCCCTTCGTCGCGTTCCAAGATGCGGG